TCAGCGTAGGGTCGTTCGCGCTCGACGCCTCCTCGATGAGCTTGATCGACTTGATGCACCAGTTGATCTTTTGCTCCAACGTAGCTCCCGGCGGGGGAGACCCCAACGATACCCGCTTCATCCTCGCCGCCTTCCCTTCACCCGCGCCATGGCCGTCGGCGCCCCGAGCCGCATGTACGAGCCAAGCCCGCTCATCGCGATTTGCAGTCCGACATAGCGCCCAGCTATCCGGAAATCCTGGAGCGTTCCGCCCGGTGCCGGAACGGTCTGCGATAGTGTGTCGATGATAGTGCTGTTCGCCAGCGTGTCAGCCAGGGTGTCATAGCAATTGAGCGTCCACACCGCATTCCCGACCTGCTGGAACGTGTCGCAGCGCATGCCCTCGATGCCCATGAAGTTGGGTGCACCCTGCTGTCCGCCGCCAAGCGGATAGGGGGCGATGTTCATCACCGCATTGATCGGCGAGCCGTTCCCGTCCATCGTGTTTTCATGCTGGTAGAGGAATCCAGTCGGAGCATCCCACAGGTACGGACGGGTGTCGCCTGAGTTGAAGTGGATCATCGAGGCCCGAGTCATTCCCGGATGCAACGTCCACCGCTGGTCCACGCGATGGTAGATCACCAACAGTGTCGGGAAGGTCTGTCCTACGACCGTGATCTCGAACCAGATCTCATCGTTCGGAGAATTGTAGCCCGCCATGAACTGGAAGGCGTTCCCCAGGTTCGCCTGGTCGAAAACAAATTTGCGTATGTCCTCGACGTTCGGCATCGGGACGACTTGCGAGCCGTCGAACATCCAAAAATTATCGGGTCCGATCCAGTAAGCGATGCCGCTCACCGTGACCGCGGCATTCGGACCAACAAGACCGCAATCGCGTCCGACAAGCTGGCTCTCATAGACGAACTGTGACCCGGTGTACTGAAACTTGTAGAGGGCCGAGTCCGTCCACACCAGTGTGACGAATGGACCGAGCACCTTCCCACCGATTAGCCGCGATCCGACGGTCATGGTGCGGCTGAATGCTGTGTTGTTCGTGGCCGGCGTCCAGATCGTGAAGTCGCCTTGGGTCGACCCGTTGACAACCATGCCCTCGCATAGAGCTAGGACGAATTGCTCCGGCGTCACCACGATGGCGCGGATGTTCGTCGGCGCCGCGCTCACAACGAGCGCTCGCGGCCATGGCTGATTCTGGGTGGGGTCGAAGCTGTAGAGCGACGCATTCGGCGCCGGCGCGGCAAGAAGGATCTTGCCGAAGTTGTCGAGGCTCCACACCCGCGCCTCGAACAGAATGGTCGTCTGCGCCCGCGGGGTACCCCAAAAATCTTGCCCGTAGGGACCAACGCCCCACCCATAGCCACCGGAGCCAAGCTCAGACCCTACCGTGATCTCGTATTCATAGGAGACCGTTCCACCACCAGGGCCGGCGGACGAACTGGCAACGACGCCGCAATCGAACAGGTAATTGTTGATGTTCACCACTGACGAGCAGACGAACGTTCCCGTCAGTTGCCCCGCGGTGATCCCGCCAACGGCAGACCCGACAGCGGTGAATATCACCGTGTCGCCTGGCGAGACCCCATTGGCCGTCTGCGTGACCTGAACCAAACTTGAACCGGCAGTGGTCGTAAAGGGGTTCGTCAGGTTCGACCCTCCGCCAATGCCGGAGCTCGTCAGCCGAAATGGCGTGATGTCGTTCTGAGCAAGAATGGTGTCGTAGACGTAGAGCTTTCGATACGTCCCGACCGCAATGTACCTGTTAAGAGCGAAGTCGCTCCATGCCAGCGAGGATCGCGGCTGACCTGATGTCGCGGCAGATGCTGCCTGAACCCATCCTCCCATCTTCTGCGGCTTGCCGAGTCTGAACCGGTACCAGAACCATGGCGGGACATATCGCCCTTCGCAAGCTCGCATTGACTCCGTGGCGACGACGCCAGGCGGGATCAGAAGCTGGATGGGAATGAGCGGAGGCATCAGTACCGGATGCACATGAGAACGACGGCCGCCTCAGGTCTAGCTTCGGCGCCACCGCTCGACGATGTTGTGAAGACAGAAGAGGTGAAGGTGTGAGTGTGAGTGGTACTCGCACTCATCGATCCGGTCTGTCCGCTGATCGTGATGTTGTGCGTATGGTTGACACTCTGAGTGCCAGTTTGAAGAGATACATTTGTTGTTTGCCCGAATATACCTGAACCAGCCACGACAGGAGACGGAGAAGTAAACCCTCCGCTGTGAGTGTGCGTTGCGCTTTCCGTCGTACTGACAAACGTTCCCTGCTGAGTATGCGTGTGATCTGTATTGGTTGCGTCGGTCGTACCGGTAGCCTGACCGGTGTGAGTATGCGCTAGATTTTGGTTGGCTTGGTACGTCCCAACTGTGAGCGACCCGCTGGACGAGCGAAGGAACCTCCCGGTGTCTGTCAGAAGCGGAACGCCGAACGTGGTGACGTCACCACCGGTGCCGAGCCCCCACGTTGTGCCGAGGTAGGCGAACAAGTCAGGATACCTTGCCCGTTTGTAGGCGCTCCCATCGCACGCAATCTTCCCTACAGGGAGCGTGTTGCCGAAGGTTTCGATGCGCCCGATATCTTCCGAGTCGAGACGGCGCATTCCGTTGCTGCCATCGCAGCGGACGATCTTCATTGTCCCCTGCGGTATCTGTGTCGCGGTGCCGGCCGTGGTCTTGAAGAGCAAGACGAAGGCGCCAGATGTGGCGTTCTCGACGAACCACCATTTCGTCAGGTTCGGCACGATCACGGTCTGATCGGCCGTAAGCGTTCCGGTGAAGAGCAGCCTCGAGTGCCTGGCCTGAGATGACGCGGCCGGCGGCGGAGACCCGGACAGATCGAGCGTCCCACCGGTGACCGAGTTCGCGAGGGGATTGGCGACCGCGTCGGCCAGCACCTGGAACACGGACGAATTGGCGTTCGATCCCCAGGTGTTGTTGTCATTGCCGGTGCCCATGAGGAGGACACCGACGCCATCGGTGGAAAAGGTGTCAGCGACCATTTACATGTCCCACCCGCCCCCGCCACTGGGGGTCTCGGTCATGTGCTCCATGCCCCGATATTGTAGGTCGTCCATCATGCTCACCTGCGCAAGGAGGGGCGTCAGAGCCTGGATGTGCTTCTCGTACGCCGCATCGTCCTCCATGAAATCTGCGGCGGACGCCTGCAGCACCTTGCGGAACAAGATCGCGTACCGCGACGTGACAAAATTCGTCTGGTTCGTGTTCGAGAGCAGCGGCGGCTGCTTGAAGAACAAGAGACTGAACGTCAGCGGCGTGCTGAAGGCGACATCAAACTTGATCGCCTCATCCCAGATCGCCCACCATTGCGGCGTGCCCTGGATGAGGTTGTCGCACAGATATGTGGCCGCGGAGCCACCGCCCGTCGTGCTCGACGTGGCCGGCTGGCCGAGAATCGATGTGTCGATCACAAAGTCGTTGGCGTCCGTGATCTGAACGATGGGGAACGATCCATTCAGTGTCAGGCCGCCGACAGCTGCGGCGCCAGCAATATAGAATAGGCTCCCCTGATTGAACCCATGGCCAGTCAGTGACACGCTGACCAAACTTGACCCGCTGGTGGTGGTGAACGGGTTGGAGCCAAGCACCCCGGGCGTCTCGTTGTAGATCCGTCGATCTCGGACAAAGCTTTCCTCCTTCCGGAGGACGTCGCTCGTCAGAGACGGCGTGTAGAGCCGTCCGATCGGATCGAGGAACCCAGTCGGCAGCGGCACCTCTGAATTACCGGCCGGAACATAGAAACGGTATTCCGAACGCATCTCGCGGCAGCGCAGATAGAGCCACAGCAGCGACTGGGCTTCATCAACGATTGTCGTCGTGTCGAGTAGCGTATAGTTCGAAAAGGTCGCGACTGCGCCTGGCGACCCTTTCGCCGCGATGAGCGCCGGATAGGTCATCACCATCTATTGTTCCTCAGGATAGGTCCCCCCGGCACAAGTCCGGGGGATGTCCTCAGGTCGCATCCAGCAGCTTGATGAGCCCCGGATCGCACTCGGTGTCCGGGATGATCTGCTTCTCATAGAGCAGATCCTCCACCAAATCGCGCCGGCGCGAGTACGCCTTATTGTACTCGTGCTTGGCTGCCGTGAAGAGTGCGCCGTCTGGATAGTCCACGTCGCCGCGGAGCCACGCGACGAAATTGACCGGTCCGGCATCGCCGGGCGCGTTCTTCAATTGGCGCTCGTACCGCGCCATCTTCTTTCGAAGGGTGGCGCGGCGCTCGTCGGTGTAAAGCGGCGGATGCCAGACATGACGGACCGAGCCGTTCTCCGACGCGATCTGTATCCTGGCTCCGCCGGGTGGCGAGTTTTCCGGACTTTCCTCGACGAGCTCCCCATTCGGACCGAACGGGAGGTTGTCCTGGAAAAAGTGCACTTGTGCGTGGGTGTCGCCGACGTTG